ATGGGCGTTAAAATCAAGGAATTCATTGACCGCATCGGGATCAAGTCGCAGGAAGAACTCGCGACTAGGCTTGGCGTAAGCAACAACACCATTTCGCTTTGGGCGAAAGGCAAGCGTTACCCTACCCACCAAATGGAAGTCCAGCTCTACGAAATGGGAATGACCACGGAGGAACTTTTCGGCAAGGCGTACCCTTCAAGCGCAAACACGGCGAGGGACGACTTCGACAGGAAATCCGACTTCTTCATCAAGAAACTTTTTGACAAGATCGACAAACTAGAACCGAGGGGATAACATGACATCGGAAGAATTCGAAATATCTTACTGCAAGGGCAAGCGCGAGGCCATGACCTGCTTTGCCGACTGGTTGCGAGACCACATCAAGGTTGCTACTCGCGCAATAGACGACGGCCTCGACAAGGCGAAGGTTCTGGAACGGACTCTTGAGTTCATGGCAGAAGTTGCTGACCGCATGGACGGCAAGCTCTCCAAGGAACCCATGCTCATTTCCAAGGAAGTCAACGAAAAACAGGACTAGCGCGAGAAATATTCTCACAAATCTATACATTTTGTATCGATTCCGCGATATAATTACATAAAACAAGAACTTTTCCTTACTAGAAAAGGGGGCGGCGCTATGCCGTCCCTTCTTTCATTCCGTACACACGGAATGCTTTTTGTTTGTGGCACGGAACTTACGCTTTCATTACGCAACTACATTTATCTTTACTTATCTTGATTTATCTTAATTTATATTGTGTCATTTTTTGACATTTACGTATTGCAATCTGTTGTAACATTTGCTTAAATTTTGCAATATGAGAGGCAATATCCCTGGACAAACTACATTAGACTTAGGCTTCCTATCACCGAAGCAACTTGCCGCGAAGATAGGACGTCACCCCCGCACCGTCTACGGTTGGATCTACAAGCGTGGACTCCCCTTCAACAGGTCGTGCCGACACGGAGGCATATCAATCGAATGGTCAGTATTCAAGAAATGGTGGTCACGAGATTACAATGGCGAGGACTGACGGACTTGTTAGGCTTTCCGAAAAAACTCCCGAGGAACGCTCCGCTATCGGCAGAAAAGGCGGCCTACGTTCCGTAGAAGTTAGAAAGGAAAACATGCTCGCGAAGCGGGCTGCTACGATTGCACTCAAGCTGCAACCGAATATCGACGTGAAGCAGAAAGCCGCCCTTAAGCAGATGGGCGTTGACATTTCAAAACCGCTTAACGTCATGACTATATCCATGGTACGTATAGCATATCAGGCGATGAATGGCAACATAAAGGCATTCCGCTTTCTGCTAGACATGGCCCACATGTCGCCCAACGCGATTTTCGACATAGGCAAGATCCAGCTCATGAAGCAACAGCTTGACCTCAAGGACCCGACCGCCAACGTGCAGGATGCCGAAATCGTTGAACAGGGCGACAAGCAGGACACGTCGAAGATTGAGGCAGAAATCCGCAAGATGGGTATCTATGGCGATTAACGACATGACATACGACAGGAATCTGTGCGACTTGAGCCGGAGCAACCTGCTCGCCTTTGTCAAGTTTACCATGCCGGAATACTCAATCGGCTGGGTACACAGAGAAATCTGCGCTCGCCTCATGAAATTCTATGTAGATGTAGTCCATAAACGTTCTCCTAGACTGATTCTTACAATGCCTCCGCGACACGGAAAGAGCGAAATCGTTTCTAGGCGCTTTCCTGCGTGGAGTTTCGGTCTAAATCCCGACATCAACATCATTTCTGCATCCTACGCAACCGACCTTGCGAGGCGTATGAGCCGTGACGTGCAGAAAATCATGGATTCATACTACTACTCTAGAGTCTTTCCAGACGTTTTCTTGTCAAAGAGTCCTTTCGCCAACAGCAGGGTAAAGAAAATCCGCAACGCGGACATTTTCGAGATTATCCGTGGCAACGGAAGCTATAGGGGTGCCGGCGTAGGAACGGGCATTACGGGTATGGGTTGCGACATCTTGAATATCGACGACCCTCTGAAAGACAGAAAATCTGCAGAATCCCCCAACGTCCGCGATGCCATTTACGACTGGTACACCTCCACGGCATATACCCGTCTTGCGCCCGGCGGCGGTGTCCTCCTCACCCTTACTAGGTGGCACGAAGACGATCTTGCTGGCCGCCTACTTGAGAAAATGGCCGCAAATGACGGCGATTCTTGGGAAATCATCAACTACCCCGCCATTGCCGAGGAGGACGAAAGGCACAGGAAAAAGGGAGAACCGCTCCACCCCGAACGCTACGACATCGAAGCGTTGATGCGAATAAAGAAGGCCGTGGGTTCCTATGAATGGGAAGCCCTTTACCAACAGCACCCGTCAAGCAAGGCGGGCAGCATATTCAAGAAGGACTGGTTCAGGACATACTACGTCTTACCGAAGGTGTTCGATTTCATGATCCAGTCCTGGGACTTCACCTTTGACGATACGGCGGCAAGCGACAACGTGGCAGGTACAGTATGGGGCGTAGTGAACGGCAACATCTACCTGCTAGACTGCATTTGCAGACAGATGGACTTCACCGAACAGCTTAGGGAAATGAGGCGCATGACGAACAAGTGGCCGGAAGCCATCACGAAGGTAGTGGAAGCCAAGGCAAACGGACCCGCAATCATAAATACGCTAAGCAGGGAAATTCCAGGAATAATACCGTTCATGCCGCAAGGCTCAAAAACGGCAAGAGCTTATGCAGTATCGTCAACTTTTGAATCCGGCAACGTCTTCGTGCCGGACAAGTCCATTTGCCCTTGGGTAGAGGAATACCTTCTAGAACTTACACGTTTCCCGACGGCGAAACACGATGACCGCGTTGACTCCACCACGCAGGCAATCCTCCACATCAACGAACGAATTTCAAAGAACATCCTATGGGAGTAAAATCATGACCACAGCTACAACAACCACAAAAAAGAAAACATTCAAGGACGGTGCATACCTTAACTCCATTACGGGTCTCGGCATGCTCAAGAACGACAAGACAACCCATACGAAGGTAAATCCGGCCAATTCCGTGCAGAACGACATTGAACTGGCCAACCTTTATCTTCAGGACGGTCTTGCCACCACGATTGCGGACGCTTTCCCGGAACACGCCCTTGCGGACGACATCAAGATTATCGGTGACGAAACGGGCGATATCTTGAAGGATCTTGATGATAAAGGCTTTACGGAAGCCGTTATCGAGGCCGGCACTATGGCCCGTCTTTTCGGCGGTGCCGCAATACTCACCCTTTATGACGGAAACACGCAGTTCTACAGACCTCCGAGACCCAACGAGAAGGTTGTAGGCTACAAGGTCTATTCCGCTGCGGATTTCAGTCTTTCCAACAATGACTACGTAAACGACAAGACTTCTCCTTTCTACAACGAAATCGAACTTTTCAAGCTAAACCTTGAAAACGGGAACCAGCCGAAGATTCACGTTTCTCGTCTTACGATCTTCCGCAACAAGAAGGCTCCTAGAAACCTCAAGAACTTGAGTTTCAATCAGCGTTTCTTCGGCTGCTCTTCCGTCAAGGAAGTCGATGACAGCCTCAAGGACCTCGGTTCGTCCATGGGCGGCGTTTCCAACATGATGTCTGAAAACGGATTGAAGATATTCTCCCTTTCGGGCCTCACGCAGATGCTATCGCGCCCGGACAGCGGCGTGAAATCCGTGCAGGAACGTATGTCCGTTGTAAATATGGCCCTTTCTGCATACCACTCCCTTTTCCAGGACAAGGACGACAGCTTTAACATGGTCTCCCACAATTTCACGGGCATTCCCGAAATTGTCCGTTTGATGATGGTCATGGTGTGCGCCCGTTCCAAGATTCCCATGAGTATCCTTTTCGGACAGACAATCACGGGACTTGCAGGAACGAACGAGGGAGACCTCAAGACGTTCTACGGCGACGTGAACAGGTGGCGCCGCAAGGTCCTCTATCGCAACATGTGCAAGCTCATTACCGATTTCTGCAAACGCAACCTCGGCACTTCTGACCTCAAGGAATTCAGTTTCGCACCTCTCGGTGCCCTTTCCGGCAAGGAATACGTTGACGCTAAATTCATTCAGGCGCAGACGTGCGAAAAGTTCTTCAACATGGGTGCAATGACGAATACCGAAATCCGCAAGTGCGCTCTTGAAAACGGCGGTACGTTCGAACTCTCCGTACAAGGCGACCTGCCGGAAGGATCTGTTCAGTTCAATACAGACGACAACGACGAGGAATAAATGTCTCTCCATACGTTCATTGAAAGAGTTAGGGCTTATGGTATAAGGCCCGAAAACAGGCGCAAGGTCACTGCACATCAAATGTACCCTTGGGCAATAGAAAGACAATTCCAGCAGGAATTGCAGGTGCAATTCCGTAACGCAGGACAATTCTACGAGTATCAGGCGCTAAAGAATACCTGGTCTTTCAATGATACGGTGGACGACTTGACGCGTTCCGAATATGTCAACGACACTGAACTATCATCAATCGCAAGGCGCGTTTCCTACGAGGTTGAATACTTCCAGCAGCAATGTTTCGAGAACTTCACCGAGACAGTCATCGGCGCAAGGTACATACCCACGGTAGTCGCTCCAACGATTACCGATACTTGGGAAAAGAATTTCATGACGTTGTGCCGCAGCACCAACGATGAAATGAAAAAGAAGGTCTCCGCTATAGTTTCCGATGCCGTGATGAACGGCAACAACATTGCGGACACGCGCAAGCAGATACAGGAAGCCGTAGCCACGTTCTCAAAATCCAAGGCAAGCCTTATCGCAAGGACCGAAACGGCAAAGCTGAACATGGCCATTTCCAAGGCCCAAATGGAGGAAGCCGGAGTAGAGTACTACGAATGGGCTTGCATGCTTGACGAACGTACAAGGCAGAGTCACGCAAAGATGGACGGCAAGATCTGCATATGGAGCAATCCTAATGTGGTCTACGACCTCAAAAATCACAAGACGAAGCCGCGCCCGCAGTCCGCAGTACATCTCCACCCGGGCGACGACTACAACTGCCGTTGCATCGCATTGCCGTGGGACCCTCTCATTGAGAAGGAACTTAACCAAAAGAAAGGCAAGCCGAACAAGCAATGGCTAGAACTCAAGGAACAGGAAAAGCAGAAGGCGGCGGAGAAACGTGCCGAGCGCGAGGAAATCAAGCGCAACAAGGAACTAGTTCCGCAACTCACTGCGGAGAACGAGAAACTGCAGAAACAACTAAAAACTCTGCAACAGAAAATAGATTTACAGAATCTTGAAATAGAGGGCCTAGAACAATCTATCGACGACATTGAAGGAACCAAGAAGTTCTTTGTCTTTGTTACAAACGACGAAGGGCAGAAATTCAAATTTGTCAAGTCAGCAGAAAATATGCAAGACGCGAAGCACGCTGTCTATATGGAGCTTAAAGAGAACCCTTCTAAATATGGAACAAACCCGATTATTCCAAAATTTGACGAGCAGCGGTATCAGCAGAAAATCAACAAGGTAACTCGTGTAGAATTACCATCATACACAGAAAAGTTGGCAATGTCTGACAGGGAAGCTAAGGAAATTGTTGAAAGCAAGACTACACAAATGGCAGAAAGGTTAGGGTTGACGAGAAGAAGCAACTCTCCTACTTACGAAGACATCAATCCAAACAGAGAAAAATACGATAATGACGGAACACACGGAAACTGCCAAAACTGCGTGGCCGCAGTTTGGTGGTCGGATCATGGATACAACGCTATAGCTTGTCCAAAAACTAAACGTTGGAATCCTCAAAACATAAACGATATTTGGATAGACCCTAAAACGGGCCGCAACCCCGAGCGACATTATTTTCACAATCTAAAGGAACTTGAACAAGCGACATTGCGATTGCCCGAAGGAGGACAATTGCAAATATACATATTCAACTCAAATCCTGACGCTCCTGGGCACACTCTTATAGTTCAGAAATATAATGGCAAAGCTATCATACGAGACGGTCAACCAGAAAATCCGGACTTCTTGACTTTTGACGAATATAATTACGCTCACTCGACACCGGAAGCACAGATGGATAAAAAATACAACGGCTTCCGCGATTGGTCGTTTGAAAAAGACCTTTACGTAGCTCAATACTGGCGGATAGACAATTGCTATCCATCGGATGAACAATTAAACGGAGTAGTTATGCCTTCAAAGAAGAAATAAATTTTTCTTCGCTAGAGTCAACAACCTCTTTGAAGAACATTCCGTCACCATGCTTTGCGTCGTAGTCCTTAATGATACGACGCATTTTCTTTTCTTCTTCGTTATCAAAGCAATTTGCTATTTTCTTATACGCATGCAACTTGACATTGTTTGTTGGTGTCACCAGCACTTTCTTTATTTCATACTTGTCATTTACGAGTATTACAGTGTCGTCTAGTCTAGGAATAGCCTCCACAAAAAGCAAACCCATCCCTTCAATTTCTCCGTACTCTACTAATACGGAATCCGGGACTTCTTTTCTATACACTTTTTTTGCCTTCTCTACGTCTATCATTTTCTTACCCTCACTTCATAATCGGCTGAATTTATAAGCGTGCCGGTATCAACCAACGGACGTGAACTCTTCTTCCGTCTTATGGTAGATGGGGCGTTTGGAGCATACCTTCCGCTTTGAAGCATGGCTCTCTTGAGCGCCCCTTTCGCTCTGACACCGAACCTCTTGAAGAAATCTCCGCTGTTTCCAGTGCCGGCGACAATCTTCTTCGCTTCTGCGACGGCTACCTTGTTCAAGTATTCGCCATACTCGCTACGCAACACTTCCATGAACGGGCGCGCGGGAATCCTCTGCGTTATGGAGCCGTCGGGTTTGAACTGCGGAGCTGTCCCGTAGTTCAAAATCCTCGCAATCATCGCAAGGCTCGCGGGCTTCCCTTTCTGATGTTTCTTGCCGGATCTGTAATCGGCATAGGTCTTGTTCCCGTCAACCCACCCTACGGCAACGGACCGCTTACGGATGAAGTCAAAGTTTGCATTCATCTTCTGCAGTCGCAGTATAAAATCCTTCATGTCCCTTGCCATATGCTAAAATCTATAATATAAAGTCCATTAAGTCAAGTAAAAAAGGAGCGCCCCGCAACGGCTCAAGGAGACGAATAAACCAAACCGATGCAGGGCGCATTGTTACACATTGTTACGTAACTTTCGTAACGTCAATCCCGTCCATGTTGAGGAACAGGTTGTTGTCGTCAACATCTATGTCTTCAAGCTCGAAGACATGGCGCCTTGCGGCGTTATCGTCATCGGCGGCGACTACGATGTGCTTGCGCCTTCCACCGCCGACACGATAGGAAACCTTGTAGACATTGGGCATTACCAAATCTCCTCATTGAACTTTTTCTTTATTTCGTCGTGCGTGCAAGTACCGCAGATGTCTTCGCCGTCAATGCACACCTTTTTCTGAATCCACTGCGAATTCCAATCAAATGAATTGCACTCGCAGTCCGAATCGTCAAGATCCTCGCCAATACGGATATACGAGCAGAAATCGGGTTTGTCCGGCCCGTCAGGCCCAAAGTCCTTGTGAAGATACTTATTGACGATTCCCATGACGGCATCGACTTCCTTGAACGACCCCTCGTACCACTTGACGCTTTCCCAATAGAATTGGTAAGTCCCTCCAAGCCGTTTCGTTATGTCGGCTCCGAACAGTTCTGGCAGTTCTACGAGCTTCTTGGCCACATTGCGACCGCAGAGGATAGACACTTCGGAATAGTATCCCATTACAGCATCCTCCCCGCCATTGCTCCGTAAATACCGACATCGGCTTTCTTCGCCAAATCCACGGCCTTCACGTATTCCTTGTCGGACCAGTCTCCGTCAAAAGACCAATCATCTTCAAAAATTCCGTGCTTTACGGCAATCTCTATGGCACACTTGACTACAGCATCAAACGGAAGTGCGTTCGTCTTGCAGAAATCGAACCACGTAAAGCCCATGCCGTAATAGTTGCCTTCCTCTGTATTGAGGTAGAAACTTTCGCAACGATTTTCTTCATCTGCGACAGTAACGCAATAATGGTCATCACTATAACGGCACTTGATTCCATTTTTGTTTGCCGTTTCTACCAATTTCATCAAGTCGGCACGGAATTCCGCCGTAAGGATTTCCGGCTTGGGAGAACTTGTTTTTGAAGTCCAATAGTTCGTATATCCCATATCTTATCTCCTTTATGCCACGCTTGCGAAAAGCCTGTCAAAGTCAAAGTGTTGCGTCTTTTCGTTGTCGCCGTTGAAAAGAACGTTCTGCACGGTCTCAAGAGAGCTACGGGCCTGGCTTGCGATGCTTCCCATAATCAGCGACTTCTCGTACGTAGAGGTCTTCTTGGTGTTGTGTTGGTAGGTGCCTTGAATGGCGTTGTACAGATTCCAGCCCGTCATCACTTCAACACGTCCGTCATCGGCGTTCTTGAAATTCTCGACAAGACGGATAACGATTTTTTCCCAGCGCAGACGCGACTTTTCGGGCGTACCCACATTCTTGTAGACAGGAAGCGGATAGCAACGGGCCATTACCTCCTTAACCTCGTCCATCGTTACAACCCTGTCGGCAAGGCGCTTGTACTGCTCTTCCGAATAGTCGTACTGATCGTTAGCCATGCCGATTGCATACTTCAATTCGGCAAAGCGTGCCTGCCCGTAGCGGTCATGATGAATGGAGATAATGCGGTTGTGCTCCTTCGCGTGACGGATAGCCTTGGCAATCTGGTTACGGCAGAAGAACCTATACGGCGTAATCAAGATAGACAGACTGCGAGTCCCGTCATGAGAATTGACTACGGAGAGGTAGCGTCCTACTACGTCACCGCTTCCGCCGATGTCTCCCGAATTCCCGATGCTGATTTGTGCGAAAACACCCGATCCGTTACCCCACGACCCGACATTCTTGAACTCGATGTCCGCAATATCGGCCATTTCGCCAAGCACGCTGAAAGCGTCCGTGTGCTGGATAGGGTGATACTGGTCGGTGAAGCTCTTGCCGTTGATGATACTAGGTTCACCCTTCTTGTCGTCACGCACAGGCGTGTACATCCCGGTAGGGACATACAGGCCGTCTACGAGGGCATAGGTCTCGGCCATATTTGCGGTGAAATTGAGGCGACGCATGGCGAGCGCCTCGTTTACTTTTTCCATTACTTCGACATTATTCATTGTCGTCTCCTTGTTGGTTGTTGTACTTTTGTCTAAGGGCTTCCTTTTCGTCCTCCGTAAGCACTTGCTGTGCATCGGGATCGTTGTCTTCCTGCATACGCAGGATTGCATCTTCGTAGTCAATATCGTCCATATTTCCTCTACTAGTCGTTTTCGTTCTTATGACAATGGTACCCGATGTCGTCCAAGTCAACGAAGCCTCTTTCACGCACCCCATCCACGTAGATGAAATTATCCATCCCGCCATAGTTGGACTGCAGATCCACTTCGTCCATATCGTCATACTCGTTCAACGCTTCAATTGCGTTGTTGAGAATATTCTTGATGTCTTCTACGGTCATTTTTAAACCTCCTTGTCCTTTACAAGATTTTCAGCAAATTCTCTAACCTTTTCGCAGAAAGTGTCAGCTACGGCGTTGCAGTACTCCAGCTTGCTAACGATCCCCGAACCAGTCATGTCATAGTAACGGCCCGGTTCTGTATGTTTTGTTGACCACCTTCCTCCATCTTCGCACATCTTTTTCAGCAACTCTACAGGGATAACTGTTGCCGGCGTACCAAATTCCTTCTCGCTTACTACCACGTTGAAATTGTCAAGGGCTATTCCGCACGAGAATCTGCTATACCCTCCGCCCATAGTGAAAAAGACATTAGCTTTGACGTCAAATCCAGGCCAATGATACCAGCCGTCACTAATGAAATACCCTCTTTTATAATGCTCCTCTCTGTTCAAATGCATATCTTCATCTTTCATCAAGTAGCCGTTGATTTGTAAGGCCTTGAAGATACGGTGCGCCTCACGCAGTTTCGGCAACTTGTCCCGAAGTTCATCGACAATGCGTTCACCCTTTTCGGCAAGTTCCTTGCGCTTATCCTCTTCGGCCTTGATTTCTGCCATCTTCTTGTCGGCAATCATGTCGCATATATCCATCTTCTTACGTCATCTCCTTATCTGTTTGTTTGTGTTTGAAAAGTTTATCTCCCTTCTGCACCGATATGTTGTAGACTGTCCTGCGCTCCACTACCATACGGCTGTCCATGTCGTGCCGGATGAAATATGAAAGCGCATTGTCAAACGTCTTGAACTCGATTACATCGGGGTCGGTCATACGCGGCCAGTTCTTGTAGAACTTGACTATGTACGGCATTACCCTATTATTCCGGCAAGCGGACACGTAGAACGTCGTCCCATCCGGGCTTACCAATGCCTTATCCTTCATTGTTGTCAATCTCCGCGTTATTCGTTATCGTGTAAAACTTCTCTTGCAGTTTTTCGGTTTCTTCCTTGCGGCCCTTGTAGTAGTCGTCGTGACCCGTTCCCTTAAATGCGGACACGCAGTTGTCGCAGAACTCCTTGTACCTAGCAAGCGCACACTTGATTGTGCCGACTTCTTTTTTTGTAAGTTCAATCTTCATCGTCTACCTCGCATATTTCACCTTGACGACAGCCGCCAAGAATTTCCTTGCAGATGTGTTCCTGCGTAACTTCGGACAGTTCGTCCCAATAGACCTGCTGCCCTTCCAGTTTAAGGTCGAAACTGACCGACCACCATCCATACTTACTTGCCATTTGCTTATCTCCTATTTGAAATTGTCGTCGTAAAGCGTGAGAAATTGGTCCCTTACGGCCTCATTGAACATCTCCCACGCTTCTTCCTCGTCCACGTTTTCTTTTGACTGAATGATTTCTACCCAGCGGTATTGCGTTGCCACAAGGCATCCGTCCCAATAGAGTTTTATACTTCTGCTCATATTACCTCCTTTTGTTTTTGAGGCATGTACGACTCTATCATGTCTGGCATCAGTTTGCAAATGGACGAATAGCCCGTCCGGCTTATTATGATGTGGTCTATTACAGGAATCTCCATTATCCTTCCTGCGGCACAAAGAGTGCGAGTAATCCCTATGTCTTCGTTACTCGGCTCATTACTTCCGCTTGGGTGATTGTGGGCAAGTATGATAGACACGGCTCCGTCCTTGACTGCCTTAGAAAAGACTTCTCTCGGATGCACTAACGTATTCTGCGCGGTCCCGATACTTATGTCGTGTACGGCTATTTCGTGATTTGCAGAATCAAGCGTCATGACAACGAAATGTTCTTTCTGTTCGTACTTGAGGAACGAAAGCCTTCTTGCTACGTCCTCCGCCTGAAAGTACTCTCTAGCCGCCGTTCCCACAATGTACCTTCCAGACATACTTACACACGACAGTATCATTTCAGCCTTCTTGCGACCAATACCCCTTACGCGCATCAGTTTTTCTGCCGACGGAATAGTTACTGATCCTGAAAGAACACTGCATACGTTCTCGGCCAACATCCTGCTGCCTAGAATCTTTGTAAAGAGTTCTTCGTTAGTTTCTTCGTTTGGCATATCAACACCCACTAACGAAATCAGCCCAGTCTTCCACTGCGGTGACAAGCCCGTCATAGTCCTCATTAGGCCCGAGCATATCAGCCAACTGCCTTACCACATACATAGGCACACCATATTCATCCGCAAGTTCACGGAGATATTCTGCACGATTTTCGTTTCTCATGATTACTCCCCCTTCTTCACAATCTTGAGTTTCCACAATTCCTTAGCCGCAACCTTGAAAGCCTCGGAGAACACGGCAAAGAACCCTCCCCTAGTATCAACGTAGGACGAGAACGCCATCACGAACCTTTCCTTTTCGTGGGGATGCGAGATCCCGAAATGCAGTGCGTCCTCGTATTCGCTTTCAAGGCATCTGACACGGCTCTGGCCTTTTTCAAGACCGACGATTACTCTCTGTTGCAACGATTTCTTTATTTTCATTTTTCATCTCCTTATGGGTTTAGTGATAAGGCCGTGCAGGGGGGCGAATCCCTGCGAGCGCTTTACGGTCTACAGAGCTTCAATGCGTGCGATGACGCGGTTGAGCGTCTCGCTACGCATCTCCATCCGCCTTACGATAGGGTCAACGGCCCACGTTTCCGTACTTTTCTTCACGGTTGCGATGTCTTCGCGCAACTGCGTGCGGTATTCGTTGAGTGCCTCAAGTACGGTTTCGGTTTCGTTTGCGTGAATGGTAATGTCCATTTATGCCTCCATGGATTGGTTGTACTTTTCAAGAACGCAGTTTTCAATGTGATCGCGGAGCTGGCGCGTCAGCGGATTGAAAATAGAGCGGAACGATTCGCCCTTGAAGAACGGGTCCGTAGGATAAGCGACAAACAGCCCGTTTTCGCCATCCATCACACGGAGACCGCGAATCTGAATCTGGTCATTGAGAACAATTGTTGCAAGTCCCTTGATGTGCCCCAAAGAAGGCCCTTCCTTAAAAGGATAGACTTGTACGCTGGTCACAGCGAGGCAATCCCATTCAGTAGAATGACTTTCGGCTGCAGGACTTTCGGCCGGTTTAGTTTCCTTGCGGTCTCCAAGTTCGGCAAGCCTCTTGCGAAGCAGTTCGTTCTCCGACTGCAATTCTACAGCCTTTTCACCGATAGCGTGAATCATTGCGGCCATTCTCGTTGCACGTTCAAGTTCTTTTTTCAGTTCTGCGATGCTTTCTGACATCTTTTACTCCTTGGTTAGATTGACTCGGCAATCGTCACTACCGCCGCATATGCGACGAAGGCGACAATCGTCATTGTTGTGGTTTTTACTTTTGAGATAATTTCACGGTGCTTGTTGTAAGCGATATACCCGCCTTTCGGCACATATTCTTTGAATTCCATTGCAATCTCCTAGTTCTCGCACTGCGTGAGCATCTTGTACCCTTCGGGGTGGTTCCTTGTACCCATTTTCTGGATACGCTCCATCACAAAATCGCATTCCTTTTCCGTAAGCGACGTTTCGTTGCCTTCGGAATCGGCAAGGCCTACAATAAGCAGGCTGCCCACGAGTTGCGGATTGCCGAGGTTGTCAATTGCCGAAATCTTCGCATCTTCCTTGAAAAGCCCCTCGTCATCGCAAACGATGTCAAAAACCTTGTGGCTACGGTTGTACCCGATCGTCCTTGACACGATGTCTATCAAGTCGCAATGGAGCATCTTGTAGTAGTTTTCAAGAGTAGGCTCAAATTCCACCACCTTCGCTTCGTCATTTTCAATGTCCAGCAGGACACCATTTATCATCGGCTTCTGTTCTTCCATTACATCTCCTTGTCTTGTTTGAGTCTGAATACCACACGCTTTCCGCATTTCGGACAGCGGTCCCTTACGGTGAGCCCGCAGGCGAGCATGAAAAGTCCGTTGAACTCGACTTCTACTACCTTGTCGGCCCCGCAATTCGGGCAACTGAAAGTCTTTGTAACCATTTCGTTGATTCCTCCAGTTATCCGAACATCTTCTTCCAGCAGGAAGGGCAAGTCATCGTGACAAAAAGTTCCCGCCACTCGGCAGGAACTTCGGGAATGATGTCTTGGATATGTTCTTTCGTTTCGTCCCTGCGGTACAGCCTTTCGTTCTGCTCGGAGCTGAATCCAGTCAGTTCGTACCTTGTGCCACACTTGCGGCAGTACATTGAAACGGAGCACTTTCCGTTCTTTGAAACCTTTACTTTCGTTCCCATCGTCCATCTCCTTTTGATTTTGTTGGGTGGTTTTGTGTTTTGAAAATAATATAGAATTTTGTTGTAAAATTAGTAGGCCTAATTAAAAAATAATTGTTGATAATTTATTTTTTTTGTTGACAGATAGTTGACATAGAAAAATTTTCTCTTGTTGACTATTCTATCAAATTTTGTTATATTATAGACATGGATCTAAAATCTTTTCAATCTCGCACAGGACTCACGCAGACAGATATCGCGCAGCAGCTTTCGGTCACGCAAGCCACTGTTTCTTCGTGGTCGCAAAACAGGACCACACCTGCCATACCGCAGCTTAAGGCACTTATTTTCATGGGCATGACGATTGCAGAAGTCTTCGACGAGGAGACGGAAGCATTCGTCTTCAAGGGCAAGAAACTCAACAGGAAAAAGATGTCGGCCGACGTTGTTGAAACGGCATTAGCCGGACTCGTCAACAACGAACCAGGCAAGATTACCGACAAGGACACCTGCACACAGATTGTCAAGATCGGCCTTGCGGAACTTTTTGCAAAAAAGGACAAATAAAAAAAAGACGGGCAATCGCCCGCCTTTATTGCTTTTGTTTATTGGCCTTACAGATCAAGCCCGTCAAAAAGCGACGGCTGCTTGTTCACAAGAGCCTTTTCTTCGTCAATGAAAAACTGCTGTTTTGTCATTCCGCGCTTCTTTCCCCTAATCGTATGGCAGTCAAACACGTATTCCGGAATTGCCGGCTTTTCCTTCCTGACTTCCTCAAACAGCTTTTCAACCTCGGCATCGTCTAGCTGCATACGCTTGTCATGAATGTAGTTCGACAGCAAGTCGGCATCCCTTGAATGTTTCGCCTCGCACAGCAATATCACGGCCTTAGAGATAAATACTCGGCCCGCAGGTTTTTTCGACGATTCGTTCACGAAATCAAATCCCTGCTTTAGCGCCATAATCTCTTGTGTTATAAGTCCGTGGCAGTCTTCCGCAGAAATTGTCAGCAACCTTTTCCAGCAATACGTCGCGTATTTCGGGAACAGTTCCAATGCCATGAATCCGGCAAGACGAACATCACCCCTGCGGCAGGCCTTCTGCAACGCGGAAGCGACCTCGTAGAAATCGTAGCCACCATCGGTTTTAAGCTCAAAAGCCATGCGATACCTCCTTGATGCTTGATTTATAAGTCCCGGCATGCAATTCGGACCCGCAGTCACGACATCGCATGCCACATACAGAAATTCCGACGGTCACGAAACAGGCAATTGTCTCGGCGTCGTACTCCCTTCCGCATTTTTTGCATTTTACCAT